TGAATGAAACAATTAAAGCAGTAGCAGAAGAACTAGAAGTCAAGCCTAGTGTTATTAAAAAAGCAATTAAGATTGCACAGAAAGATACATGGGATCAAGTATTCCGTGAGTTTGATGATCTTGAAACCATTGTCGACATTAGTGGTCACAGCTTCCGTAAGGAAGATTAATGGACCAGATTACAAATACATTTGTAAACATATACAATTGGGCCAAAGTTGATTATAAAGAATGGCCTACTCGTTTCACCTTAGAAATTACGGCATGGTTCATGAGTTTAGGTTGCTCGCTAGTATTAGCAACGGCAGTAACTGATCCATTGTTTTTCTATCTCTATCCAATATTCATTGTACAATGCGCTATCTTTGGGTGGGCGGCTTGGACACGCAAAAGTACAGGCATGGTTGCAAATTATCTGCTGTTGGTCACAATTGATCTTGTTGGCTACATTAGACTAATAAATAGTTAAGAGTACAGTTTGATCAGCTATAAATGATCATAAAGATGGTTGCCGGCCATAAGCGGTAGGAGAAAAATATGAGTTATGTAGACGCGATCTGGAATCGCGATAAAGACATTATATATGTCGTCGAACGAGATCCTAAAAAAGGCAGGATCTATCAAGAATACCCAGCAAAATACATTTTTTACTATCCCGATCAAAGGGGCAAGTATAAATCAATCTATGGTGATAACCTAAGCAAGGTAACATCTAAAAGCTATAAAGAGTTCATGAAGGAAAAGAAAATCCACAGTGGACACAATCTTTATGAAAGCGACATCAATCCAATATTCCGAAACCTAGAAGAAAATTATCTAGGTAAAGATGCTCCAAAACTAAATGTAGCGTTTTGGGATATTGAGGTGGACTTTGATCCAGAACGTGGCTACGCAAGTCCAGAAGATGCGTTCATGCCTATTACTGCGATTGCTGTTCACTTACAATGGTTAAACACGCTAGTATGCCTAGCAGTTCCGCCTAAGACACTAACAATGGCAGAGGCTGAAGAACAAGTTAAAGACTTTCCTAATACTCATCTGTTTGAAACAGAGGCAGAGATGCTGGAAATGTTCCTACAACTAATTGAAGATGCCGATATACTCAGTGGTTGGAACAGTGAAGGTTTTGATATGCCCTATACGGTAAATAGGATTATCAAGGCATTGAGCAAAGAAGATACTCGTAGACTGTGTCTATGGGACCAAATGCCTAAGAAGCGAGAGTATGAAAAATATGGAAAAGCGGCTGTTACTTATGATCTGGTTGGTCGCGTTCATCTGGACAGTCTCGAGCTGTACCGCAAATACACCTATGAAGAACGCCACACATATCGACTGGATGCAATTGGGGAAATGGAGATAGGTGAATCAAAGACTGTATATGAAGGTACACTTGATCAACTATACAACAACGATTTTAAAAAGTTTATTGAATACAACAGACAAGACTGTGCGCTACTTGATAAACTTGATAAGAAATTAAAATTCCTAGACCTTGCTAATACACTGGCACATGAATGTACTGTGTTGCTACAGACTACAATGGGTGCGGTTGCTGTTACAGAACAAGCTATTGTAAACGAAGCTCATCACCGTGGACTAATTGTTCCTAGTCGTCCTGTTAGGGATGAAGAAGCTAATAATCAAGCCGCAGGTGCTTATGTAGCGTATCCTAAAAAAGGATTACACGATTGGATTGGATCAATCGATATTAACAGTTTGTATCCATCAGCAATTCGTGCATTGAACATGGGCCCGGAAACTATTATAGGACAATTACGTCAAGATAGAACCGATCAGTATGTTCAGGAACAGATGCTGGTACACAAAAAGTCCTTTGCGTCTGCATGGGAAGGTATATTCGGCAGTCTTGAATATGATGCTGTTATGCGTAAAGATAAAGCATTTGAAATCACAGTTGACTGGGAAAACGGAGACAACGATGTTATGTCGGCTGCCGAAGTATACAGACTTATTTTTGAAAGCAATCAGCCGTGGATGCTCAGTGCTAATGGTACTATCTTTACCTACGAGAATGAAGGTATTATCCCAGGCTTGCTGAAACGTTGGTATAGTGAACGTAAGGACATGCAGAAGAAATTAGTGGCGGCTATCGATGCCGGAAATAAGATTGAAGAAGAATATTGGGACAAGCGTCAGTTAGTTAAGAAAATTAACTTGAACAGTTTGTATGGTGCTATTCTTAACGCCGGTTGTAGATTTTTTGATAAGCGCATTGGTCAGAGTACTACATTAGTAGGTCGTCAGATTGCCAAGCATATGGCAGGCAAAGTCAACGAGATGATCACCGGAGAAATAGATCACGTAGGTAAAGCTATTATCTATGGTGATACAGACAGTTGTTATTTCTCAGCGTACAATACGCTAAAGGTTGATATCCAAAAGAAACAAATTCCTTGGGATAGAGATGTTGTTATTCAGTTGTATGACCAGATTGCCGAAAGTGTAAACGCAACATTCCCAGACTTTATGCTTGATGCTTTTCACTGCCCTAAGAGCCGTGGAGAAGTTATCAAAGGTGGGCGTGAAATTGTTGCTGTCAAAGGCTTGTTCATTACCAAGAAACGTTATGCTGTATTATATTACGACAAAGATGGTAAGAGGCAAGACGTAAACGGTAAGCCTGGCAAGATCAAGGCCATGGGCCTGGATTTGAAACGCAGTGACACTCCTGAATTTATGCAGAAGTTTTTGGAAGAGGTACTGACTAAAGTTCTAAATAATGCTCAAGAAGAAGAAATTCTAAATATGATTACAGAGTTTAGAACTGAGTTTAAGGCTCGCCCAGGTTGGGAGAAAGGCAGTCCAAAACGTGCCAACAACATTGCCGAATACCAAAAGAAAGAAGAAAAGGCTGGCAGGGCAAATATGCCCGGACACGTTCGTGCCGCTATTAACTGGAACACCTTACGCCGAATGAACGGTGACAAATACAGCCAACAGATTGTTGACGGTATGAAGGTCATTGTTTGTAAGGTCAAAGAGAATCCACTTGGCTTTACCAGCGTTGCTTATCCAGTCGATGAACTACGCTTACCTAAATGGTTCCAAGAACTACCATTTGATCACAGTGAAATGGAAGCAACTATTATCAATAACAAACTTGATAACCTCATTGGGGTTCTAGAGTGGGATCTAGACTCTACAACACAAGATAATACATTTGGCAAATTATTCAGCTTTGACTAAAATATTACTTGACTTTTTCCCTAAATCTAAATAAACTATACAAAAGGACTATTACATGAAAGACATTCTACAAGACATCGTGAGTCATACTCACAACCTAGGTTTCCTTAACATTGTTAAGATTACCGGAACCGACGAAACTACAAAAATTGACTCTATGGCAGATGACAGAACTGTAGTTATGTTTGGCGAGACAGCAAATCCACAACCAGAGATGATTGGTGTATTTGGCATGCCGCAACTAAACAAATTGAAGTATAACCTCGAGTGTCCAGAATACAAAGAAGATGCAACAATTGAATTAATGACTGCAGACAGAAACGGCGAAATTACTCCAATTGGTTTGCACTTTGAAAACAAAGCAGGTGACTTTAAAAACGACTACCGTTTTATGAACACTGAAATCATCAACGAGAAACTTAAGACAACCAAGTTCCGTGGCGTTAAGTGGGATGTTGAAGTTAATCCTACGCAGAGTAGCGTACAGCGTTTTAGTTTCCAAGCGGCCGCAAACAGCGAACATGCTACGTTCTTGGCTAAGACAGACGGAGACAAGTTGAAGTTCACGTTTGGTGACATGAGCTCACATGGTGGTGAGTTTATCTTTGCCACAGGCGTTACAGGAACATTGAATAAAGCATGGACATGGCCTGTTGCTCCTATCTTAAGCATTTTAAAAATTGCCGATGTTAACAATACAACTATGAGTTTGTCTAATGAAGGTGCATTGCAAATTACATTAGACAGCGGTTTAGCTGTATACAAATATATTATTCCCGCACAGACATAATGCTTAACAC